TTTGCCTAGAGCAACAACATTTTTTGTAACAGTTTCTAATGCGCTTGCCAACTTATCTTTGTTCAAATCAACCCAAGATTGAATTGCTGGCAAAGCATTATCAACAATGTATTCTGCAAACTTTTGCAAAACAGGGATAAGTGCATAGCCAATTTGATCAATAATTTGATTAAATGCCAATTGCAACTGAATCATTCTGAATTCAAATGTTTCAGCGCGTTTTTCTGCCTGACCTGCAAATGTCTCACTCAAAGATGTCAGAATTGCGTTGAGGTCTTTTGCCTTGACTGCATTTTTATCAAGTGGAACACCTAATTTTGTAAGAGCGCCAACATTTCCGCCAATTGCCTTTGCAAGAGCTAAAGAAACCGCACCTAAATCTTTTGATGCACCGGCTGAAATATCAAGTGCTAAAGCCTGTAAAGATTGCGCCTGTGCAACATCTCTTGTTGCTGTTGTTAAAATTTGAAGTGAAGGAATCAGTTGATTGTTGTCAACGCCGACAAGAAGTTCAAGTTTGTCCAAGTACGCAGTCGTTGCAGCAATAGCCCCATCAGTTGCCCCTGTTGTGTTGCGAAGAGCTGTTGCCAATGCTGCTTGTTGTTTTTGATCTTCCATTGCGCCTTTGACGGCATCCACGCCGATTTTGACTGCAAATGCACCAACCGCAACTGTTGCAACTGCAAAGGCTTGACCAATTTTCTTTCCTGAATCAATAAAATTCTTTTCAAGTTTCTTGAGGTCTTTGACCGCTTCCTTTGAACCTTTGTCATTATAGACGGTGACTATGCGCTCGACAATTGACACGATTTACACCTCTCTAAAACCGACTATGGCATCAACACGCCTCTGTGCTTTTTCAGAGGCTCTGTCAACGGCTTCTTTAATTCCTCGTAGTGCTTTATATCTATTGTTATCAACTGCACGGATAAGTGCGCGACCTTTATCTTTGCCATCCCCACGAGCAGTTGGCAAAACGCCATGTTCTCTTTGAATCACGCCAATAAAATGTTGTGAAGCCTGTGGATTGCGTGAACGGCTTGTCTTGCTTCGTGAGCGTGATGCCGCACTTCCTCGACCTGCCGTTTCAAAGATTGCTCCACCTGGGTCACGCTGAATGACTCCGTAAGTGTTACGAAAACCGCTGCCGTCTTTTTTGATGGTTGCAGCAGTTTGTTTGATTCCTGCCTTAGCTCGTTCGGCATCGTAAGCAATGAAACCGCGAGTTTGATCCGGCGATAACGGGCCGACTCCATTGAATCTTTTGAATCCGCCTTTTTGCCACCCTGAAGGATGGATTTGATCATTGCTTGGAAGGTAGCCTTTTGCCTCAAGAACAATCGGTGCAAGAATGCCACGAATTTCTTTGTTTAATTCTCTTTTGAGGTCAGGCGCGAAGCGTTCAAGGGCGATGATGTTTTCGGTTAACCCTTGCATCTCAATCCTATAATTGATTTCCGCCATTACTTGCTTCGCGCCTTTGCTCGTTCTTTCAGATATATGACTATTGCTTCAAGTATCCCATCGGGAGCATCAAGCAAATCGGTTGGAGATAAACCTGTCTCCACAGAAACTGCTGCTATTGAATAGGTCAGGCTGTCTCTGTGGATTCGGAATTTGGGTCAACGACCAATGAAACTTCCTTGAGAGTATCAAGAAAATCTCCACCGAAAGGCTTGATGATGTTTCCGTTATGCTTCAAGGCTAACCAAGCCAAAAAATAGATGTGTTCTAGTTTTTGTTCTTCGCCAATCAGCTTTGCAAGTCCTTTGTTGTACTTTTGTTCAAAGTCAACAATGATGCGTGGTCGAAGGGAATACACTCTTTCCACATCATCATTTGTAACGATTTTGATACTTAATCCATCCATTTATTTTCCCCCTAGTTTGATCAAGTTGTTGTCTTTGTAATTCCGCCGCTGATCGGCCAGGACACGCTTGCGCTGGCTAGCTCACCCACGGCACCATTCAACGGAGTCCATTCTGACACAACCGCAGAAAAACTGTATTGCGGATTGAGGACAGTTGTTGTTCCATTGACAGGCTTGACTGCAATTGTAACTGCTGTTCCAAGCGTTGGATAAATTGTTTGCTCCACGCTTGAAGTTGCATAATCCTGATGAAATTCAAGAGTTACTGAGTTATCTGCAAGACCTGCAACACGAGTCTTTGAAGTTTGTCCGAATGCTGTGGTCTCAACGATGTCAAAAGTTGAACTCAATGAGACTGAACTGATGTGATCGCTCAAGTCGGTTGATCCGAAAAGAACATAGCAATTTGTAAGAACTAATCTAGCCATTATGCAACCGCCTTAGTGATTGCACCACTTACGGGCCAGGACACACTTGCAGAGGCCAACTCGCCCACGGCTCCATTTACCGGAGTCCACTCTGAGATAACCGCGTTGCAGGAATATGATGGATTGAATGCGCTTGTTGTTCCGCCATTTGGCTTCACAATTACTGCTGCAACTGTTCCAAGTAATGGGTAAATTGTTTGTTCAACTTCGCCTGTTGCGTAATCCTGATGAAATTCAAGAGTGATTGAATTGTCTGCAAGACCTGCCACGCGAGTCTTTGTTGCTGATGATGAAAATGCTGTTGTTTCTACGACATCAAATGTTGATGAGAGCGAGACTGAGCTGACTAGGTCGCTCAAATCTACTCCACCAACAGAGATGAAGGCGTTTGTAAGAACGATGCGTGCCATTAGTTGGTCACTCCTTCTGTTGCTGGTTTGATGGATGGTGATACTGCATTGCTTGCCTTGATGTGGTTTGCAGAAATGAGTGCTTGTGCGCTTACTCCTGCATCAACAAGTTCTTTGTCGGTGATTGACTCACCCTTCTTTTTGCCACAGACCTCTCGATCTGAGATGACGGTGTATGCCATTTGATTCTCCTTATCCCCAAATCGTGATTCTGTAACGATAGGAAAGAAATGTGACTCCTTGTGAATCATAAGTACCTGCTTCGGCACCTGTGACTCGCAAAGTATTTACTGTTCCCCCAAGAGTGCGATCACCTTCAATTGCTGTTTTGATAGAACTTGCGCCTGAACCTGCAAGGTATGCATCAAGTTTGTCTTGTCCAGCACGCTCTGAAAAGCGTTGCACAATCACAAGGACATCAACTTGCGCTTGGTCAAGACCGCGAGCATTGTCAATGTCAAATGTGAAATCTAATTGCCCTACTACCGCACAAGGCGGAACTACTGTGTCAGGAATCAAATCATAGGCTCGTAAGCCTGAAATTGTTTGCAACCGTGTTTTGAGACCATCTCGAACTTGACTTGGGTTCATTACTTTGCCAACCCATTGTTCTTGCGGAAAGGTCGAAGTAAGGCTTCAACATCAGGATCAAGGCGTGAGGTAAGTCTAACAGTTCCAAGTTCAGGTGTTCCTGCAATGCCAAATGGTGATTGTCGGCGAACAAAGATGCGTGAGGATTGAATCAAGCAAGCTGATTGCACCTCATAAGGCACGGCACTCCAACCCCACACACCTGTGATTTTGCAAGCCTGTGGCAAATAGTAAGGCCATACATAACGCCCGATTGCAAGGATTCTTGTGAACGGCCACCCTCTTCGTGGATTGTTGATGGGTTCGACCATGTAATCACTTGTTGACCATACGGTATCCCAAAGTTGATTGAAGTTGTCATCAGTTGCAATCTGTGTGATAACGGTGATGTCATCAACATTCATTGTCCAGGGATCAAGGGCGGTGTAATACCGAGCAACAGGTGCTTGCGTTGTGCCGTCTTTGTAAAAGAATCGTCCTGTGTAGTCATCAATCATTCGACTAACTGCATTGATGGCTGCTTCAAGAGCTGCATCATCTGTTGAATCGCTGATTGTCAATGCTGCCTTCAACTCGGCAAGTGTGGAGTAACCGTTAGTGATCGCCACGCTTTATCCTCTTTTCTGCTTTCGGCAGGATTGCTCGTTCTAATTGTGGCTCCGCAGTTGCCGTTTCTTTTGGCTTTCTGCGAAGAAGTTTCTTTAGTCTTTCCATGCTTCGTGATGACTTTCATCTAACCAAAATGACTTTTGATGCGGAAGTATTACTGAAGTGTTCACATGGATTGGATAGCCAAGTGATTTGATTCTTCGTGAGAAAAGTAAATCCTCACCAATCCATTCTCCGTTGACAGGCCCATCCCAAAACCAACACCAATCTTTGCCTTGATTTGGGTCTGCAACCTCGCGCATCTTTTCCAACACGCTTCGATGCACCATCAAGCAACCTGTACCTGCTGCATCTATTTCAAAAACTGAGTTCTTGTCATATTTATACAAGGGCAAGAATCCTTGTGGTGAATCCTGAAAGATTGCAGGAACGGGTTTTGGATAAGTTTTGCCAGGAACACCGAAACCTGCAAAGACTAAACCTGCAACAACAGGGCGTTCTTTGTCATGGGCGGTGTCGCATAAAGCATCAAATGCTTCAACTGAGAGTTGCTCATCGCTATCCAACATCAACAACCAATCGGAATCGGTCATTTCTAAAAATTGTTTCACAACACGATTGCGTTGCTTTGACAATAACCCTGAACCTTTGACTCGCACGAACGGGCCGAGTCTTGAATTTCTAGCTCCTGAGAGTTGGATCAGTCTGAAAGCAAAAGCGCCATTGACCATTCCTGGATCGCAAGACCCGATTGTGACTGTGTGACCTGTTTTCATTTGATTCCCCCGAATCTTAGAGGTGAAGAGTGGGTAAGTCGGGGGGAGCTTACCCACTCTTCACATTATTAAAGAACCTTCAAATTAGAAGGTTGGTGCGCTCAATCCGGTTCCTGAAATGATTGAGGCTGCTAGTGGATAACGCTCTGCTGTGTAAGCAGCGTATCCGTACACGACAGTCTTGATTGTCAAGTTGCCTGCACCTGTTGCATCGTAACGAAGTGTGAATGGTGATCCTGGTTGTTCCCAAAGGTGAGATTCACCTGCGTTGACAACATAGATTTCATCCTGGTTTGTTGTTGTTCCGTATGTTGTTCCGATGTTTGCATCAGTAATGATTGGGAGACCCATCATCTGATATCCGGAGTTTCCATATGCAGAAGGGCCTGCTCCAACGCCTGATGCGTTCATTGGGCCGTTAGCGGCTGGCACAACTAGTGGTCTGTTTGTGCTGTCAACTGCTGCCAATAGGAAGGCTAGGCGGCGTGGGTGCATGATGAAGTGTGTTGGGTTTGTGAATGAGTTTGTCTGAATCTGTTGGATCGCATCTGCGAGCTTTGGATATAGCAGACCAACTGTTGGTGCTGTTGATGTGAATGTGATTGCGTTTCCGCCTGATGCACGAAGGCCCTTGATTGTGCCGGCTGTACCTGCACCATTTAGGATTTGTGAATCAAGTGTTGTGTGCCATGACTTAATCAAGTCTGCTGCAACGAAAACATCAATGCCTGTTCCACGCTCAATCGCTTGGCGTGATAGGTCTTGCTGTCCAGCAATTGTACGAACATTCACAGTTAGCAATGTATCGTCAACATCTGTCTCTGATACTGCATCGTTCTGTGTAACTTGAACAGCCGTTGAACTTCCAGTCGTCATGCGGGAAATATTCAGGGTCATTCCAGATGGCGGAAGTGTCATCTTGTTTGTTGCAAAGTCTGCGAATGGGCGACCTGCACGAGCAAGTGGTGCTGCTAGATCAATGAGGTACTGTGGAATTACAAGACCTTCGAACTGTGCAGTTCCAACATCGCGGCGCTCAATCTCTTCTTCGCGCATATGGCGAGCAAGACGATCTTGTGCTGTGAAGTCTGACTTGAACTGTGCGTTGTAAGCATCCTTGAAGAATGATGAATCTGAACGCTCTGAGTATGTGCGTGATTCGCGTGTAACTGTTGTTCCACCAACGCGTGGTGTTGCAACTGCTGCAACTGAAGAGCGAATCTCAGATGCCTTCGCATCTGCATCTGCTTGTGACTTCAGCTTTTCGATCTTTGTATCTAGTGAGCGTGCCTCTTCTACGAGAGCATCAACCTTCTCGGTTTCCTCAACAGTAAGGTCGGTGCGATCTTCTGAAGCTACTGCCTCAAGAACTGCATCCATTTCTGCCTTTACTGCATCACGGCGCTCAACTACTTTGTCAAAGTATGACATTTGGTCTCCTTGTGAGTTTGTTGTTTTGGAAGTGAGGTGGTGGCGATGCTTCTCACGGCGCTTTCAGGGTGTGAGTCTCGCTCCGACTTCGATCTGTCAGATTGCTGACAGAAACTTATTTTGTGTTATTGATTATCGCTTTTGCTAAGCGAAGAGAAATCTTGCGACCTTCTTCTTCGGTTGGTTCAGGCAACGCTTCGATGTAGCGAAGTTCAGACATTTTGTGACCAACTAGAGTTTCTGTTGGTCGGTAGCCATCGCGGAATTCTTCATATACACGAATCAAAACCGCAGCATCATCTTCTTCAGCTTCAATGGTGAAGTCTGTGCCAGGAATGTTGAGGGTTCCTTCTTCTAAGATTCTTTCAATGCGACCCTTTGCAACGCCACCGCTTGAATCCCATTCAACAAAGTCGCCCACATTTTCGCGTGACTCTGTTTCAATTTCACCTTCTGCGCCTGTGAGCATTGCCATCATTTCAACGGCTTTCATGATGTACTCATGACCTTCGCTCAAATCATCAAAAATTGTTTTCAAGACGATCAAAGATTCACCGGTGACTTCACGGCCTTCCTTGATTGCATCTATGGCACTTCGCAATGCCTCGCGTGCTTCAACACTTGTTGTTGGGTAAGCAGGATATGTCACGACTGAGACATCGCCATCAGCAAGTGAAACTTCTGTAAGAACACGGCGAGTTCTATCATCTGACCACTTCTGACGAATCACACGGAAAGCAAAAGACATTTGATCAACATCTCCGCGCTCAACTAACTTGTAAAGGTCGCGCCCTTCTGATGTATCTGCAATCTCTGCATCCATATATAGACCGCGATCATCTTCAGTCAGAGTCAAGGTTCCGTTCTTGGTACGAGCTAAAGGCAGACCTTCGTGGTTGATGAGTAAGCGCACATCAGGTGTTTCCATCAAAGTCTTGCGAAAGGCTCCCGGTGCGATGCTCTCCTTGAAAGGAAGGGGAACGCTTGAATCGTTAAAGACTGCTGCATACCCTGAAAGGCGCATTGTGCCATCTTCGGCTTGGCGTGCTTCAACATCTCGCACCGTGAATGTGCGGCGTTCAATTTTTTTCATTTTGCTCCTTGAATCGGATTCGGCATCGAGCGCATCAATCTTGCGTTGCGCCCAATTTTGCGCCCTGTCAGAAAAGTTGGAATCTCCACCCCACAATAACCAGGCAACAAGACCTGCGCCTGGATACTGTGAGTCTGAAGGATCGCTATTTTTTGGTGCTTGTCCATCTA